AGGCACCCTTTTGCGGGTCTATACTGTCGTCTTGGTGGTTTATTGTAAGAGACATAGGTTACTCCTTAAACGGCAGTCGATCCCGCCATATCGTCCTGAGCCATGACCCAAGCATAGCACTTGTCTAGGAAGGCATCGCCAGAAGATGCTTGCACATCATCTAGGTTTGCGTGATACCGTTTAAAGTCTACCTCACGGGTATCATCTGTAGGTGTGCTTGTAGCATAAGCTGACAAGTCAATCATTACAGAAAACTTAGGGTCAGTGCCACGTTGACGTGAGATACTTGCCGTTACGATACGGTAGTATGCGTTATTAAAGGCGATACCATATTGGCTTGCCCCTTCTGCGATATTATTTTGAATAGCCATTGTTAGTTTCTCCTTTAGGCGTAAGTTACTTCGGTGGTTCTGATATTTGCCACCCAACGAATGTTATGCGCTGCCTCACCAGTTACCGTGATAGCAAGGGCATTGTTTGTGTTATCTGCTGAGAGAGCCATACCCCAGCCATCTGCATTTGAAATTACTGTTGTGGCACTGTTAGCAAGTGTTGTTGTGCCACCGTCATTCACCAGCAACCCTTCAATCTTCCATGAGGCATAGGCTTGTGCACCGTTTTGCATGGCAGTAATCGTACCATCAAAGGTAATGCAAGTGTCACTGGCTGCTACGATCTGGTTAGTGCTTCCCGCTGTGCTGTTGTTAGTTGTAAGAACAGTTGCCGTTGCGTCTGTAGTATCTGCACGAAGGATAAATTGACCGCCTTGTGCGTCACCATCAGCAGAAAATCTTCCAGTGGCTCTTGCGAGCTTACCTATTTCAGCAGCCTTTGCATACTCGCCTGTGGCAAAAGTGTGAGAAGCATTGGCTTCATTGTAATCCCCACCAACAATCACACCCCTAGACCCCGTAACATTATTGCTGTTACCACCAACAATCACACCATATTGCCCAGCAGTTGATATTGTGTTGGATTGACCACCCGCAATAATTGCCCTAGTGCCTTGATTGGTATTAAATGTACCACCTATTGTCGAAGCATATAAAGAACTCGCAGTTTGGAAATTACCACCAATAGCAACGGCTTCATTTGAACTTGCTTTGGCCTGTTTACCAATCGCAATACTATTAGCACCTTGAGCACCATAAGTCGAGGTGTTGTTGGCTATAGCTGCTGCAAAGCTATCTGCACCAGAGGCGTAAGACCTTGCTATTGCTGTCGCATACGGCTGAGCTGTAGCTTGTGCTGCATAACCTATTGCATTTGCACCTCTTGACGTTGCATCTGTAAACGGGCCAGCAGCAAAAGCATAATCACTTGTTGATGCTACAGAATTATGTCCAACAGCAACAGAATGAAGGGTAGATGCGCTTGCGTTATTGCCAATCGCCACAGCATTAGTCCCTGTCGCACTTGGAGCAGTAGGACTGCTTGGGTTTTCAGCATAAAGCTCTAAAGCAGAACCACCACCACCTATCGCTGTACCGTCTAAAAGCAGGTCAGTACCGTCACTAGAAAGTGTTACGTCTGCGCCTGTGCCAGTGTTATCAATATTAATTGATCCCATTACTTATCACTCCTACGCATACGTCACCTCTGAGGTTGAAATATTAGCGACCCAGCGGATGTTATGTGCTGCCTCTCCTGTGCAGGTAATCGCTAGTGCATTATTCGTGTTATCGGCTGATAAAGCCACAGTCCAACTATTACCATCAGAAAAGGTCTGTATGTTGCTGCTTACCAAAGTAGTAGTACCACCATCGTTTTTCAGCAAGCCTTTAATTTCCCAGCCACCTTGATCCTGTGCTCCATTCTGCATTGCTACAATCGTTCCTGAGAACATAATGCAAGTGTCACTGTCAGCTACGATTTGATTTGCAGCTAGGTTTGAGTTGTTGTTAGTCGTTAAAACAGTTGCGGTTGCATCTGTAGTGTCTGCACGAAGAATAAACTGACCACCTTGTGCGTCACCTACTGCGGCAAACTGCCCAGAAGCATAAGCATATTTTCCTCTAACACTGCTTTTTGCCTGTGTTCCAATCGCATAGGCATCCTGAGTAGTAGCATCGTTGTTATCACCTATTGCTACTGAACGATTGCCACTTGTAGTATTTTGCCAACCTAAAGCAAGAGACTTATCAGAAGCTCCGTTATCGTTTTGATAACCAATAGATATGCCGTACCAGTTTCTGGATTGACTTTGAAATCCAATAGCTACCGCATAATTTGTTGTTGCTTTAGCCCTGTCACCAATCGCCACACTATTAGAACCAGTCGCACCGTAGCTAGAAGTATTGTTTTGAATACCTGCTGCGAAACTTTCTGAGGCACCAGCCCTTGAATTACCTATTGCAACAGCATTTGTACCATAACCCTGTGCGTTATATCCAATCGCAGTTGAACGATAACTACCTGCATCTGTGTAAGGCCCAATAGAAGTACTTTCACTCGCTTGTGCCCAAGCCAAATACCCTATACCAGTAGCATTGGTGTCAGATGCTCTTGCACTTTGCCCCATTGCAATAGAATAATTACCAACAGCACCGTAAGACGTACTACCACCACCAATCTGAACCGCAAAAGCATAATCACCTGCTGCACTACCCGAACCTAATGCAATAGAACTAACCCCACCAGCATTAGTATTACTACCTATCGCAACGCCATTTGTGCCGCCAGCAAGGGGTGTCGTTGGCGTAGAAGGATTTTCTACATAAAGCTCTAAAGCAGAACCACCTATCGCTGTGCCATCTAAAAGTAGGTCAGTGCCATCAGAGCTTAAAATAATGCCGCTGCCTGTGCCTGTGTGATCTAATTCAATCTTGCCCATTACGCGTATGTCACCTCGCTTGTATTGACCGTGGCAACCCAACGAATATTCGTAGATGCTGCACCTGTAGCCTCAACTTTTAAGCCGCCATTCGTTGTGTCCGCAGACAAGGCAATCGCCCATGTTGATGCACCACTTGTAGCATACAGCTTGTTCACGATGCCATTACCTAAGACAGTCGATGCAGCATTGGCATCACGCAGCAATGCACCCTTAATTTCCCAACTTGCATAGTCGCTGCCAGCCGCTGCGCTTTCACGGGCAATGATTGTGCCTGAGAAACTGTAGGCAGAGTTGTTTGGTAGGATGACTTGGTTAGTGCTTCCTGCTGTGCTGTTGTTTGTTGTCAATGCTTCTGCTGTAGCATCTGTTGTATCAGAACGAAGAATAAATGTACCGTTTTGAGCATCACCATCATAGCCGCCACTAAATGATCCGCTTGCATACGCAGCTTTACCAATGTGTTCTGCTTTACTTTGGTATCCAGTAGCAAAAGAATTAACACCAGATGCTAGACAATTATAACCAAATGCAAATGCACTAGAAGCTGTGGAGTCAGTGCTGCGGCCTATTGCAACACTATCAGCACCAGATGCAATCGCATTATTCCCAAACGCCATAGCTCTTGAGCTTGTGGCCTTTGCTAAACCAGCGCCTATCGCAATACTATTAGCACCAGTAGCACCATAGCTAGAAGTATTGTTAGCTATTGCCGCTGCAAAGCTGTCTGTGCCAGAGGCGTAGGAGCCACCAAGTGCCATTGCAGCTGCGCCTGTAGTAGCAATAGAACCATTAGCTCCAGAGTTCAATCCAATAGCACTAGTGTATGACCCCGTAGCGTTTGACGTTCTACCAATGCTTATTGCATAACTTGCCTGTGCGTTGGAGGAAAAACCCAAAGCCACTGAACCAAATCCAGATGATAAAGCGGTATTCCCCAATGCTACTGCGTTTGTATTGCTGGCTGTACTATCTGCTAAAGCAATGCTATTTAATCCAGAAGCTGTCGCACCACTCCCAATAGCCACAGCATTTGCACCAGTAGCACTTGGTGCGGTTGGCGTAGAAGGATTTTCAGCATATAGTTCTAAATTACCACCAGCATCTGCAAACGTAACAGCACCTGCACCATCTGTGGTTAGCACCTGACCGTTAGTACCGTCTGCGGTTGGTAGGGTGTAGGAGCTAGATATTCTAACAGTCTGGTCTGTGTGGCCTAGTGTGATTTGATCTGCCGCAGACGAAGATGCACCCTGACCAATTACAATTGCATCAATATGACCAGCAGTATTATCAGTGCCTAAAGTTACAGCGCCCGATTGACTGCTTGTATTACCATCACCGATTGCAATAGCGTTTACCGCAGAGGCCGTAGGTGTACCGTAACTAGTGTAAGTGCCTATAGCTACTGCACCGCTACCTGTTGCCGCCGCACGACCAATAGCTATAGCGTAACTAGCAGATGCAACAGCATATGGCCCTCCAATTGCTAAAGCAGAAGTTGCTGTTGCTTTTGAAAGGTCGCCATGTGCAAGCGATCTTAAACCAGTAGCACCGTAGCTTGTAGAAGCGCTGCCTATAGCTATAGCAACGGCATTTGTGTTTGAAGCCCTAGAAACTCCAAGTGCGGCAGAGTTACTCCCAGCCGATATAGCCCCGCTACCAATTGCAAAAGCATTCGTACCAGTAGCACTTGGCATTGTCGCGCTGCTAGGATTATCCGCATATAGATTGCGGCCCACCAGCAAAGTCTTGTCAGCAGGGGATGTAACGAAAATATCCTTGCTACCAGCGCCCCAACTTACAGCAAGATCACTGTTGGAGCTTTCGATGATCGTAGTTCTGGCAAGGGTTGTCCCTGTCGCAGTATAAGTACCAATACCAACTTCATAGTCTGTGCCATCAGTACAGGCATAATAAGTTGTATTACCATCACCTACAGCCCCAAAGGACTGAAACCCAGCTTTAGCTCCCGCAAGAGTATAGGTTCCAGTTCCAGTTGTGGTTGTGGTTTCTTGTACGCGATCAGCGACAACAAGCGCCATGATCTACCCCTTAAGTAAGAGTAAGGATACCGTTTGCTCCAATGTCGATAGTGAAGGTATCACCATCATTCAGCGTAAGGCTTGAACCATAATCATAGTAGCCAATGATAGGGTCAGCAGGAGATGTAGGCGTATCGTTATAGATAACGACATATCTAAATGCAGCTACAGAACCGCCAGAGGCAGTTAGTGTCAAGTCATCTGCAGACAGTTTGTATGTACCACTTGTTTGTGTGGACGTTACGTTTTGAAGTACCCGTGATGATAGGTTTGTGTATGAGATCTGCGTGATGTTTGCTAGAACACCATTGCCATCTGCTGTAGCGTCTGTACCTGCAGTTGGGTCTGTATTTGACAACGCAACTGTTAGCGTGTCACTGTCGAGGTCCATAGCGTTAGCTAAGTTGACCACGAAATCGTTTACTTTCGTAAAACTTGCCATTTTGTTTACTCACTTTTCTTTGGTGGTAGCTCCGCATTAGCTAACAGAGCATTTACAATATCCTCCTGATCACTCAGGTCTATGTTAGCGCCGTTCAAGTTACGTAGGTAACTACCAAGTTCTCTCAGGTCATGTGGCGCTACATCACCTGCACATATCTTTGGCATGAGGTCAAAGTTAAGACCGTTGATGTGCCAAAGTGGTTCAACTAACTGCTTATTCAGTACATCAAAAATAGAGTTAATATAGCTCTCCATAGAGCGTAGGAATAAGTCAGTTTTAGATTTACTTAACGCATAAGAGCCATTTGCCCCTGCACCCAACATCAAGAACTCAGCCATAACGCTCCTAGCAATATCGTGCTGATAGCGGCTGATGATAGGATTGATATCAATGTTGCGAGAGCCATTACTTGTAATAAGCTCAATGTCCACAATTCTCTGGTTGGTTGGTTTTCCATCTATGTCTCTATATACATCAGAGGGCAACAAAGCATAGCCTTGTTCATTGAACTTAAGGTCTCTTAAGATCTTCTCCATTTGGCTACGTACTGATACTTGATCAGCAGTTGCATCAGGGGAAAGATATTCTGCAGCAATCCTTCCAATAGGAACACCATGAAGCTCTCTCTCAACAGCTATGGCTTCCACACTCTGAAAGTTCTTTAGGTACTGATACGAAGTATAAGCATTCCGTAAGATAGAACGACCAGAAGGGTCATTGTTTATACTTGTTGTTTTATAGTGCAGCAACTTATTAATAGGAATATAGGTAGTTTTAAGGCCGTAGTTCTGTTCTTGCTTTACACCTAATACATCCCCTGTTGTCTTATCAACATCAAACTCTTCTATGGTCCATTGCGCCCTAGAAGCCAGCTTTCTTACGCCTATCCTACCATCAGAATATCTGCTATAAGATTTTGGATCATCTGTTCTAGGTCCACGTCTACGTTTATAGACCACCTCAAACAAAGAAAACCCAAACGTCAAATGCGAAAGGGCTTCTGCAATATGGTCATCAAGAGAATGTTCCATGTCCTTTAGGACACCTTCGACAAACTCTGCTTCTTTTCTACCTGCTGCTGTATCTTTAGCTGGTTCAACATAATAATCTACATCACGTAGAACCTGCTCTGTGGCGTACATAATTGCGCCAATAGTGCTATCATTGTCTCGCATCTCACGAAACTTATTGATAGCCTTCTTACCTTTGATCTCTTGCAGAAACTCATCTGCACGAATAGTACCATTGCGGGTCTGTTCCCCACCTTGGCCTAACTCTAGTTTACCTAGCTGTTCACTAATCTTCTTCATTTAGGCCACTAAACCT